GTTACGCATACCTCTTATTCCAGCAGAACCGGCCTCCATTGTCTGTAAAAGCGAAACACCTTCACTGTCAAACAGCTTCATAGAAAGGCGAACCTTATCAGCTTGATTATCTACACCATTTAATGCGTCAGCTAACGCTTCAAATTGCTCTTCTGGTTTCAATTCATTTAGAGCTTTTGCAGACAAACCTAATTCAAACAGCGCTCCTTTTGCTTCCCCTGTTCCCTGTGCCGCCTCCGCTACACGGCGCGTCATTCTCTGCCAACCCATTGATAAGGTTTCAAATGTAACACCAGATGCTTCAGCAACATGTTTATATTGGGACAAAGCTTCGGTTGAAGCGCCAAGTCGAATTGATAGCTTGTTAATTTTGTCGCCAGCAATCACTCCGTTATTTGCCAGTTTGGCTAATGCGCCGCCAGCCGCCACCAATGCAACAAAAGGAACCGCTGTTTTTAAAGACAAAAATTGCTTACGAAGACCTTTTACTCGTCCGCGAACCGCATCGAAGCTTTTCCCCGTTTTATCCTGAGCGCGAATATCAAATTTTGCTGCTGGTGTAGACATTTTTTTATATTTTTTCCATAAAAAAACCGCCAAAATAGGCGGTTTAGTTGTTTAAATTTGATCAGTCGGTGAGATCAACGTATTGTCACCAAGACTTAACTTTTTATAAAATTATAATAATTAAATACATTCTCTGGAGATATTATGAAAACCTTAATGTTAATTACTCTGTTTGCGTTCCTGTCTGCCTGCATAGCACCCCAGTTCACAGTTCGAAAAAATGATAGTCGCTTCGAAGCAGAAGGTTACTATTCAGAAGGCAATAGAATTTCAACCACCTCCATAACTGGCGGTACTCATATAGACGACTACGGTGTATTTATTAACCCTTTTATTGACACAAAAGGCTCACGCGTTGGTTTTTTTATAACAAACAAAACAAGAACATCTTCTAACTTTGGTTCACCTAATTCTTTAGGCGCTATTACAGCGATTACTTTTTTAACTGACAAAGGAGAAGTAAGGCTAAATACGCGAACAAATGCTAACCAATATGGTTCTGGTTTTAGTAACACAATGGCGCACGATTCAACATTGACCTTTAATGAATCAGCATTCACTTATTTAACAGCCGAACAATATAAGAAAATATCAAACTCAAAATCTTTAGTTGTTCATATTTCAGGATCAAAAAGAAATATGACTTATGAGCCAGACCAAATACAACCTTCATTTCAAGAAAACATAAAAAACTTTTACGAAAAATATGTAATAAAGCGTTTGTTAATTTAGCCTGCTATCTAAAATGCTCATAATATCTAAATAAATTTTAGGCTGATTCATTAAGCCTTTATCATAAGGCAGAATCCCATTTTTATAGTGCCGATAAAGCTGTAAATAAAAATTTGTTGCTGATGTAATCATTGGCAGCAAGCAAACTCTTGAGCTGATAACGCCGGGTATTTCTATTATCTCAATTGGAGCTTCTCCAATCGACTGAGGCCAATCACTATTACCTGCATCCTCAGTACAATGATGATTATATGTACAGGCGCCGCAATTAAAATCTTTTTTATTATTTTCGATTTCGATTGCGGCTAAAAGTTTCCCAACTCTGATCCTGATAAGCGCGAACGATTTGCAATCGCCATGGCTAGCTCCTGTCTATCCCCCCAGGAGATAAAACTAGTAACAGCTGGATAATAACTTATCTCTTTGCCATCCGAACCAATTACATTACGGCAATCCTTAACGCCGTAAGTCATTGCAGCCTTCACCCCTTTAGCTGTTAATGGCGTTTCGCTTTCGTAGTTTATATTTTCCATCACTTCATCTAACTGGGCGCCAGTAAGCGCGACAATTTTAAATGCTGTAGGTTTATCTTCTTTTTTTTGAGAAAGTAATTCATACCAACCTTCCTCAACTTTGTTTGTCGTGTCAATTGTAATAGCCATTATTTTTCCTTTGTTTTTTCTCAATAAAAAGGCCGCTGATTTAGCGGCCTTTGGTTTAGTTTTTTTGTTCTATTAATGAGCCGGCTTTGTTAGTGCATCTCGGTCAGCCCACCCCTTTCTAAGCCTGTTGCGAACAGTCGCAGATTTAATGTTAAATATTTCTGCCCACTCAGTTAACGGCTTAGTTTGTCCATCTATTTCCATATATATGGTTTTACGTGTGTTATTCGCCTGAGTCTTGGCTGATGCATAACGACAATTTTCAGGGCTGTAATCTCCATTAACATCTATGCGGTCTATGCTGTGTCCTTCAATAGGTCGCGCCCCCATATCGCTGATATAGTTTTCAAACCTATGCCACCTCTCACAAACCTCTATCCCTCTTGCGCCATAATGTTTATAGCTTTTATTGTTTGGGTTATAACAACGAGAGTGCATGGCGCACCACACCCCGTACTCTCGAGTGTTAGACAGTCCGTGAGTTTGTTGGTTTACAGCAAAAGACTTTCTGTTTTCATCAAGAAGACATCCGCAAGATCTTACGTTGTAATTCAATATTGCAGTAGCAGAAACTGCTTTAACGTTGCCACAATCACAATGACAAAACCACTCAATGCTCCCCTCTTTATTTATGGAGAGCTTGATAGGAGTTAACTTTCCAAACTTTTTACCTTTTATGCTTTTTTGTTTTTTTTCTTTATTTTTAATTCTTACATCTCTTAAGGCTATTATGTTTTCTTTATGCAAACAGCCGCACGATTTTGTATGTCCGGATTTCATCTTTTTTGCAGATATAACAGCGCTTTCACCACAATCACAAAGACACATCCAATGAACTCTTCCTGAATGATTTTTTGCTCGCTCTAATACTCTCAACCTACCAAACTTCTTACCCCGTAAATCTTCTGCATTTGCGCCTGCTTTCTGGACGCAACTACACGATTTGGTGTGCCCGCTCGTCAAGTGAGTGGTTGACACAGCCTTCTGATTGCCGCACTCACAACTGCACAGCCAGTAGGTTCGGCCTCCTCTCTTTTCCGCTTCCCTAATTACCGTTAACCGACCAAACACCCGCCCCGTCAAATCTATTTTCTTACTCATGACAGTCACCACTCAAGTCGCGGCCTTCCATACCTTCGATGAAGGCTAATATTTCCTGATCTGATCGATATGCGATTCGCTTGCCGTGCTTTCGGCTTATTCGACGCACGGTTGCGACTAGCTCGCGCTCTTCTTGGTTTAAGGGTCTTACTGGAATAAAGTTTAAATGTGTAACGGTTGCTACTGGCTGTTGTGTGATCATGGCTGATCTCCTTTCTGCTTTTTTCGAAGTATCAGCACCCCTAATAGGGTGCCGATGGGAGTTCGAAACTCGGCACAAAGGCAAACGAGCCTACAGCCTTAGTCATTGACCTATAACTGTAGCTCCCACCGACATAAATCGATGGTGCAAAAAAATACCGCGTTGATAGCGGCTTTCCCGCCTAAGTGCTTGGGTTTCGAAGCCCATGCACAAACGATACGCCCTCATCATAAATCCGTCAACCCCCAATGTCGCAGTGACTTCTCTTTGTTATCACCGTAACCAATTTGATCTCTTTACTAATCAATGCGATCCTCGTCGAATGAAAAAACAACAACGATCCTTAAATCTTATCGCCAACTTTCAAGATGGTTATTCAACCGATCTTGCCTTTGTATTACCCGCTGCTTTTCGTGCCGCACTTGATATGACTTTTGACACCCGTAAAAAAGATGGGGAAGCCTATCAAGTTTGGACTCAGGGTAATATTTACAGCTTTAAACGTGGCGACACCATTTATGACCAGCTAACGGCTTATACCGAAGACTGGCAAACTGCACTTAAAACCATGAAGCTTTGTCTTGATGTGCAAGACGCTCAATCGGTTGCTTTAGACCCTAATGCGGCTGATGGCCTTTACCATGGCTCCGTTTGGTTCCATACATTAGTGCCAACAACAGATAAAATAAAAGTAGAAAAAAAAGACTCTTATACCTGCACTCAATTTGAGTTTGTTGAACTACTTAAAACTGGCACCTTAAAAAACAAAATAAAAATTCTATAGTTAAACTTTATTCTTCTAGTTCTAAACGGAGTTTATCGTATGTCTGACGCGCAAGATTTGAAGAAAGTAACTGCTTTGCTTGACCAAGCAATTCAAGCATTCCCTCAGAACTCCCCAGAAACAACTCTTCAAGCTCATGCTCTGGGCAGGCGGCTAATGCGTCTTCGGCTAGATATTTCAAAGCTTCAGAAGAAGCTTGAAAAGAAAGGGTCACCTTAACACCGTTTACTTCAATATGTTGTTCTAGTTGCATTTGTTTTACTCATAAAAAAGGCCGCTTAAAGCGGCCTTCTTTTTATTTTATCATTTCCTGGTTAACATCGGCACTGTGTTGATGCGGCTATTGACGCTTCTACTCGTGTTTTGATTGTTGCTGTGCCTATTTGCCCTAACTTGATCGTGCTCACAACAAGCGCAATTAAAAGGAATATTAACCCAAAGAAAACATACCAATGTGGCGCGGCAAAAAAGTTAACCGGCAAATAGTGTTTTCTAATTAAGTCTAAATATGTTTTACGCTCGTGTGGCTTCAGCCCTGTTAAACAGCTTTTGTTTTTGCTGTAAAAAAACAGATAAAGAACGCCACTCGGCAATGCGTTTGCGTGTAAGCTGAATGCGAAAAGCCCTGCCGCTAACCGCTTTAACGTTAGCGATGCATTTTCATCGTCTAATATCTTGCGTACTGGTTCGACCATTTTCTCTCGACGCCTTACCGCGGTGAGTTTATTGCTGTTTGAGTAGCGCACTAATAGATATAGTGTGATACCAACAATTAAAGCAAATTCGATTTCGTTCATTTTGGTGACCTCAATCGTTCATCCTGTTCGATTCTGGCTAACTCTAACCTTTCATGGCTGCGGTTGTTTTGCCAAATAATCAAAATAGCAAAAGCAAAAGCTGTAAGCATGCCTAAGATGCAAGGCTCTTGCCCTAACTTCTCGATTAAACTTGTGGCAACTTCTGTCGCATTTTGCTGTAAATTATTATTGTTATCAGCCATGGATTCTTACTTTAGGGCGAAAATCACGCCATTTCAAGAATTATTATCACATATTACAATTATTAACCTTAATTATTTCTCTATAAGTATTATCTATGAGGAAGTGTTGCTGCATTGTCGCTTACGTCACCACTAAACTAATCGAATCATCGCCAGCCTGGTCATGCGCCATAAACGGCAAGCCTAATTTCCGCTGTCCGTTTGCATCTTCAAAACCTGCGTCGTTATAGCTTGTTTCTGGCATTGCGATTTGTAGCTTATTGCCTGCTACTGAACCAATAACGCCAGTATCAATTGCGCGCACCTGGTTTGTTTGCCAATCATTAATAAACCCGTTTATATCGCCTGCTGCTACTAAAGGATCGATTGAGCCTGAAACGCTACGCGAAATTATGACAGGGTCCGCAAATCCATCGGCTGAGTTTACATTTGGGTTGATTGAAATTTCATTTTCAACCGCAACGCTTAACTTAGAAAGAATGGCTGATGCACCGCCAACGGTGAAGCTGTTGCCTCGCAACACAGGTGCTTGAACATCGTCTAGCGTGGGTGCTGGTAACGCTGCGGTAGTTTGTGTGCCTACATGGCCGGTAAAGTTGAATTGCGCAAGAATATTACCGCCTGCCTCACCTTCAAAACTTACGCTGCCTTGGCATGCATTAATCGGGAATAAGAAGCCATCTTCGTAAACATACAGAGTGATGTATTTATGCCCGAGGCTTAATGGTGCATAAGTGACGCTAGTTATAGCTACGATAGTCTCATCAAACCCGCAGCCTTGCATTAATGCGCCCCATTCGGGCGCTGTGCCTGCTGCACCACTGCCTTTTAAGCGTACAGCAAAGCTCACGTCAAACAGTGCACCACCAAAGAGTGATTGTTTTTTGTTGATTAACGGGCTTGATACATCGCCCTGCTCAGCCATTTTTTGATTTGAGAAGTTGTACGTTAACCCCTCAACTAACACTGCATCATTTGCCGGTGTTGGTACGGCCGGGATTGCTGCATCTGTTTGTATTTTTGCTAATACTACGGAGCGTTTAATCAACATTTTCGTTTGCCTCTGGTTTAGTTGGCTTTTCTTTTTCTGTTACCGGCGCATCACTTGGCACACGCGGTTTCATTGTTTTGCGCTTTGCTTTTTTCTTTTCATTTTTCATTTTGATTTATCCTGGATTACCGTAGTTACGTGAATATTTGACCTCCCAAGAGGTTGTTATAACAGAGGCCGGTTTATTTCCTTCGTCCGTTTCATCTGGTTCGCCGGTTGCGCGTTCTTCAATATCAATCACAAACGGCAAGCCCAGCGTATTATCTGTCTCAAGCGCAATGGTAACTTCGCTGCGAATTAAATTTAATCTTGTATCTAAAAGTTCGCTTGTTGCTGTTGTATGTAGATCAACATAAACCGTTAACGTCGAGTGAATTAGTGGAAACGGAGACTCATCAAAAGGAACGTCGCTACCTTGACGAATAGTTAATGCATCACTAACGCCTTCATCAAAGGTATCGCCTTTCGCACGACCACGCACTACATTTGCGCCGGTGGTCGTTAAACCGGTTAGCAAAGTTTCAACCTTTGCCATTATTTGTTCTGCGCGGTGCATTATTTTTGTTTACTCAATATGTGATTTAGTTTTCTTTTAACTTCAACAGGAAAGTGTTTTTCTGCCACTTTTCGCATGAAGGCGTGTGTTTCGGGTTTTCTAAAATACTTGCCTGGTCTTGAACCCGAAACTTGATAAATTTTGTCTCTTGCTTTGCCTTTGCGTTTAAATACTTTTAATTCGCCATTCGAATCAGGCGCGATAAAAGTACCTTTATAAACCTTGCGACCACCGCCCGTATTGGCGATAACCCCTTTTGCTTTGTACCTTCTTTTTTTGCCTTTGCCGATACGCTTATTAAAGTAATTTACTTTTCTTGTTGCTCTTGTTACAAATTTAATTAAGTTAACCGTTTTAGCTTCACTTGCATCAACTGTCGCGTAATAACGCCCTTTCTTTTTCTTTGTTGCTCTATTTGCCAACCTAACTTTAATCTGGTCTCTTATCGGCTTTTGTTTTTTCTTTTCATCTTTTGCAATTTTACGAACAACTTCTGTTTTTACTTTTCTCGCTGTTTTGTTTAACGCAGGAACAACAACCTTACTGCGCATTGATTTAGATAAGCTATTTAAATACCGCTCAACATCAACCGTGTTCGCATCGACTCGAAACGTAAAAGCGCCCATGCTATGCCTCGTGCAATACTAAAACAACAATGCCGGTACCGTCCGATTGTGGTCCCGCTCTTAATTTAAAGCTTTTTCCGTTTACGCTTATTACGTCGCCTTTTGCGGCAGCGAGATAATCGACTTTATAAACAGTAACTACGGGCGCATAACCTTCAAATCCGACTATTTCAACATACTCTCTTGCATAAATACCGCGAATAATAATGGTATCTGGAAGCACTATATCTGCATTGGAGTTATGCTCGATTGCCGCTGCTGCGGTTATCGAATCAAAATCGTCGCCTTTTTTTGGCATGCTATTTGTCTTTTTCTAAGACCGAGATTTCACGGTCATCATAAACATAAAAATCTTTTGATTCGCCATTTTGCAGAGTATGGTCTTCGCTTTCTACTTCGCCTTCCATTAGATAAACTTTTACTTCTTTATCTTCTGAGCAACATGCGGTTACTGTGACTTGTGTTGTCATTTTTTTATTTCCTGATAAAAATAAAACCGGCATAAAGCCGGCTTTATTGAGTTTTACTTTAGCTGGTTATTAGCCAGGCATTGATTGATATGCTTCCCACGCTAAATCGCGCTCCGCTGCGGTCACGTCTTTATCAATTAACTCTTTCAAGTTGTCGACTTCGGGTTTTCCGCTTTGGGTAAAGTGCTCTTCATTTTCTGGGTCTAGCAGAGAGATAGCTTCGACGTATTGCGTTAAGCGTTCTTCGGATAACGCTGAATCGGGTTGTTTTTTGCTTACGTCTTCAGCAACCTTCTGCTTTTGCATTTTTCCGCAGCCCGACTTGATAATGCGCTCAACATCTTTTGTGCTAAGTTGCTTATCTTTTGTTAAGTCGATTTCTTCACCTGCGTTAATTTCGACGCGTTCAACGCCATCTTTAACTTTAATGCCGAGCACAACAGTGCCAGTAATTTCTAAAATATTTGACATGATTTTCTCCAAATAAAGACGGCTAATTAAGCCGTCTTTATTATTTAGGCTGGTTACTTAGTGGTGACAGTAACAATTGCATTCGGACGCTTTGGAATCATTAATGGCGCTGATTGCGACATAACATATTCAACCGCCGGATCTTTTTGCACCCAGTTTTTAGGGAAAAAATCCAAGGCTTGATAACCTGCTTCGCCATCAAGAATCGCACCATGAGCGCGAACACCTTGAACTGCTGCTGAACCTGCAATTACTGTATTGTCTGGCATATAGTTCTGTTTTACACCAGTTTCATCTTTGTAATAACCGCTGTAAACCCAGCACTCAATATCTGCACCTAACATGCCTTTATATGAGTAATCACGTTCCCCATTATCTGGACCTAATTCAAGCTGGCTTTGTGAACCACGACGTGTATCCATCAAGTCTTTCACTTCTTGGAAACGGATAAAATCAGCCCACGATAAACGGTCAAACACTAATTTGGTGATTGGCCCTTCACACAGGACACCCCAGGCATCAACATCTTCAAGCGGTGTCGCGGTTGCAAGGTTTGCTTTGTCCCACGTTAATGCGCCCGCAAGGGTAATTGCGTTACCTGCATCACGCTTAAAGTCAACTTCAACTTTAGGGTAGTCTTCACCTTCAACAGTCACCTTACCTGTTAACAATGCTTGTGCTGCCATCCATTCTTTACGACGCATGATTTTCTTTTGATGCTCTAAAAGAAGATCCGTAATAATTGCGTTACGCTTTTGGTCTGGGCTCATTGTGCCGCCACCGATGGGTTCACCTGCTTTGCGTTTAATGACGCGCTCAGGATCAACCACATTTTTTGGTTTAACGTAAGCCGGTTTAAACGAGCGAAGTTCGCCGCCATTTGCTTTGTCTGCTTTACCCGCCACCATAGGTGATACAAATGGTGCAAGCTGCATATCTTCATCGATAACATCGAATTCAATTTTGCTCGTTGCGAAGTTCACCATTTCCGGAAAAAACATATTTAATAAAAAAGGCTCGAAGGTATCGAGCGTGTTTACTACTTCTAGCATTGTGCTAGTGTCGTATTGATTTGGCACGGTAAATTACTCCTGTGTAATTTTAATTAGTTAGCGAAGAACGATAGGCGAACCATCGAAATGCTGAAGCTGTTCAGCTGCAGTAAACGAGGCGTCCCAGGTTAGTTCGTTGTTGTGGAAGCAGCCCGCAACATAACGCTGACACGCTTTATCTGCTAGGCTCGCGTCGATGTCGTGCACAAGAATGCTGTTTGGTTTGTTTGAGCCATCAACGGCCGTCTTAATGGCGGCTGTAAGCTTGTTAGAACCAGCATCGATAGCAATAGTAAAGCTGTCGCCTAATGCAAAATCCGTTGCGCCATCATTAATGGTGAAGTTAATTTGTTCGTTGGCATACGCCGAGCCGACACTTGCATCAGGCAAAGCATCACCGTCCGGGGCGGTAACTGAAAACGTACCGCCATTTGCGGCTATAGCTGTACAAGTTAACGTATAGGTGCCGTTTAATGCGTTTTCACCCATCGCAGCACCTGTGACGGTACCGTTACCTGTGTTTGAACCATTAGCCGTAGTTGCGCCAAGTGTACGTGTTATTTTGCCAAGTACCGCCCCACGCACTAAGTTTTGCCCTGTAATAAGCGTGCCAACACCTGTTGCAATCTGTGGTGTATCATTAGCAATTAAGTTGTCTTCGGTATTTACTACCGATTCGCTACTTGCGATCATGATTGTTTCTCCTAAAATTTAGATAAAGACTTAAGCTATGCCCTTGGCAAGCTTATGGTCGTTAATGATTTGCTCTGATGCTGACATCGCACCATCACCCGCTGCTTCTGCACCCACTTCTGGTTGCTCGGTTTTTTCCATTGCTACATCAAGCTTTGAAACTTTTGTACCGAGAATGGCTTGCGGCATTTTTGCGAGCATGTTGTTTGCTGCTTCAACGGACATGTCCGTGTCAGTCGCTAACGCTAATGCACTTGATGCGCGACCCTCTGCGTTTTCGCAAGTCATAATGCCTAACATACGTAAACGTTCTTCTGTACGTGCCTCAGCAACAGCCGCTTCAATCGTTACGGGTTCGTCGCTTTTGGCTTGCACGGCTTCAGTTGTTGCTTGCGCTTCAACTTTTTCGGCGTTATCTGCCATGGTGATTTCCTCTTTATTAGAGTTAAGTGAAAGGTGCGAACCCGCACCACGGTTTTCTGCTGCTAAGCGAGAAATAAGTTTGTCAGGCGTGCTTACGCCATCAGCAAGACCGGCACCGATTGCTTCCTGACCTAAATAAGTTTGTGCTTGAGTATCACGCACGTCCTCTGCTTTCATGTTGCGATTACGTGCGACTGTTTCAACAAACAGTTCATAAACTGCATCTATGCTTTGCTGAAAGCTCTCGCGCACTTCTTTAGATAATGACTCGAATGGATTGCCGTCAACCTTATGGTTACCAGCAAAAATATAGGTAACATCAACACCAATTGTTTTCATTTGGTTTGAAAAATTAGCGTGTCTCATGACTACACCAATCGAACCAACGTTACTTGTGCGTGAAACATAAATTTCATCGCACGCTGATCCGATCGCGTATGCCGCTGATGCCATGGTGTCGCTGGCCATTGCAATAATGGGTTTCGTACCGCGCGCTTCGTAAATTTTATCGGTCAAATCAAAACAACCGGAGACTGAACCACCTGGGCTATCTATATTTAATAAAACTGCATTAACGTTTGTGTCATTAATTGCTGACTCGAACTGACGTGCCACATCTTGATAACCGAGAATGTAAGAACTGTCTGCTTCAATACCGCCACGATGCGCTAATGCGCCAAACACATCTAAAACACCGACTCCATCAACAACGCGGTAGCCACCTTCTTTGCGTTCACCAGACTGCGTTGTAAATAAACCGGGTGAAGGCTTGTTAACCTGAATATCAAAACGATCTTGTAAGCCGTAAACAATCGCATCCAGTTTGCTAGGATGAATCAACAATGGCGTGTTAAAAATTTCTTGTGCGATTAAAGGGTTTCGCATTTTGTTTCTCCAATAACAAAGGGGCTGCAAAACTGCAGCCCCTTTCATCTGTGCGCCTATGCGCGTCTCTTTACGGGTTTTATTCTTTATTTTTTAGTTTTATCTGAATCAAAGGCACCATTTAACCAAGGTCGCTTAAATAAAATCTGCAACGCAATTTTCAAACGCTGACGAAAACCAAACTTTAAAATTAAACTTTGCATGCTGATCGCAACGTCTTTTAAATCGATATTCACTTGCTTGCGAACGGCCTTGCGTATTTTTTTGTTTTCTTTGCCGCTCATATACCAACCTTGCAATAATTAAAGCTACTTATATAGTCCTTGTAAAGATTTACAGCAGGTACACCCGCCGCTAAACCTAGCGAACGAAAAACAGCTTTTGTAAACTTTCTTTTAGATATAATTTTTATTGATTTTTTATTTTGTTTTAGTTTCACGCTACGCCCCCTTGTTCCGTTGCAAACTCTGAAGACATGTAACCCCGTACATCACCGCGCGTAATACCCAAAGAATCCATGCGTTTCTTTTCAACCGCAATCTGTTCTAAGTTTTCTTCCCAATCCTTACCTCGCGAAGCACATGCATCTTCAAACGTGGTTGTTCCCATATCCATTTCAAGCTCATCGGCTTTTGCTTCTTTCAATGGGTCAATTTGTCCTTTGCCGGGGCCTATCCAGTTGCATTTAGTGTATGCCGCTTTAGCTTCGTAAAAATCTGGTGCATTTGGCGGTAATTCAATTTCACCTTTATCAATCGCCTCTTCTAGCCATAACGTAAATACGGCTGATGCAAAGCGACCGCCGATTAAGTGGCGGCGTGAAGTAAAGAACTTCCAAGACTCTTGTAAGCCTGCACGCGCACCAGAGTAATTTGTTTTACTGTAATCGCGCGAGAGCTGTTCGTAAGTTAAGTTATAACCTGCTGCTAAGTTGCGTAAAAATGAAGCTTCAAAATCTGCAAAGTTGGGGCCCGGGTGATTCATTGATGAAAAGTTTAATTTCTCACCGGGATACAAATGAGGGATTTTAACGCCGTCCATTTTAACGCTTCCATTTTCATGGAAGTCAGCCTGACCATTCATAAAACTAGCGAGCGGTTTATCACTACCCATTGCTTCACCAATCTCAGCAAAACTCATTTCAGTTTCTATTGTAGCGGCATACATCGAATTTATAGTTGCGGCTTCCATGCTGATATCTTGAAGGTTTCCCAGTTTAAAACTGTTTGCTATGACAGACGCTAAGCCTGTTTTGCCGCGGCTTTGGCCTGCACGTTCCTGGTCAAAGATATGAATAAACTGTTGACGACCCCACTTTGTTTCACGCGGGATACGTTTCCAAGAATATGTTTTTGCGCTACCAAAACGAATATCGCTTTGCATAGCTGAACGAATTTGATAAGCACTTGCTGCCCCCATAGCATCAAGCACAACACCGCCACGCAATTGATCGGTATCCATCAAACCTTGCGGGTTAGATAACCTTGCAGGCTCAATCATTTGTATTGCAGTTGCATACTTGGAGCCGCGATTAGGTAGCCACTCGGCACTTGCGGTAATATCACCCGCAGTTAAAAACATGCGATAAGCTAAACCAAGCATTCCACCAAATGTTAAACGACGACCTGCATCAATAAAGCATTCCGGATCTTCTGCAAACGTTCTAAATTTAGCTTCGACACCCCGCGACCATTCTGCCGCCCACTCAGAATCTAAACCAAGCGCACGATAATCTGGCTTTGAAGATAAACGTAAGCCTGAGCCAATAATATTATCAAGGTGAATTTGTAGACCACCTGACACCATTGAATTGTTGCGCGACAAATCATAAGCGCGCGCCATCATGGTTTTAATGTCAGGCAATAAGTCCGCATCTGCTGAACGCAACGCAGGAGACCAGCTCATCATGTCGCGGTCATAACGTGCCCCCCGGTGTGCGCCACTACTGGCACTCATAAGCGGACGGCCAGATTGATCAACAATTACTGGTGTAGTGTTAGTTTGATGCACTGATTAACCTCGAAACTGAATCGCGCCACGGCGACCTTTGCTGTGACCATCACTATTTAATACGCCGCATTCATTTTCTAACTCAAGCACATAACGGCGTAATTCAGCTATGTTAGTTTGTGTGTATTGCGTTGTTCTACCGTTAACGGTAACACTAGCAACTTGCTCGCCAGTTACTAAAGCATGTAAGGCTGTTTTCGCTTCTGCAAGTTTTGTTTCGCAAGTTGCCATCATTTATCCGTTAAGTCTTTGAGCTAAGCTTTTAGTGTCGTTAGATTCTTCTGTTAAATTTTCTTCGGTGCTTACATTTGAAAATATATCCTGCTGAGATAATCTAATTAACAAATCATCCCACTGTTTATCAGACATTACATGTATTTTAAGTGCGCGCGCCGCATGTGTTGCGTAAACTTCACAATCCCAAAATTCAACCGCTTGGCCTGATTTTTTTTGCCATATTCTTTTGCCGTTGCGGCCCGGTGCTTTTACTTCACCCAACATTTGTTTGAAGTAATCATCACGAACGCCTTCATACCAGTGCATTCGACCTGCACCGCTATTGCCTTCAAGCGACATTTTTGACGCAATTAAATCTTTTGCTTTATGTGTCCCAACGGGATAAATCAACAAACCATATTTTGCAGCTTTAGTATTATTCTTACCTTTTGTTTCAATTGCTTTCGGCTTACTAAATATTTCTTTGCTGCCATAATCGTTTGACGAACCTTTAACGGCCATCAACGTCATGCCTTTATATTTCCGCAGCTTAACAAAGTGATACGCTGCGTCTGAGGTTGTTCCGTCAGAGGTATCTAAACTCGCCGCTTCAATCTTTAGACTAAAACCTTGCTCATGTTTTATCGGGCTATATAAGATCTTATCTAGCTCTTTCCATACTGGATCAGACTTATCAACAACAACGCCGTAAATTTCACCAGCATAAACAAGCCAGCTTTCTTCACTTTTGCCCCACGCTTTTATTTTTATTGCGATACGATCATGCTGTAAATCAACGCCGGCCGTTAAACGGTAGCCGCCAATTGGCACCACCATTTCCTGGTAGTCTTCACAGCGCTCACGAAGCACATCTTCATCAGGCGCGTCCGATTTATATTCGTATGGCTTGCCTTCTTTCTGATTAACAAACTTTATGATTTTTGAGTCGTCACCTCTGTTTGATAAATGTTGCGCTTCTAAATATTCAAGAACAACATCAGAAAGCGATGTGCCGGGGATACAGGCATACACTTCGCCCAAATCCTTAAACCCTGCTTTACCATAAAATTCTTTTGTTGCTACCCAGCCACAATTCTTGTCGCCGTCTTCAATGGCTTTATAAACTGTGTTACGAATATTTTCATGCCGCTGGTAATCATCCCATTCGCTTTGACAATTAGGGCAAACATATCTTGCTGTTTCTGGTTTGCTGTAGCCATAAATATCATGCTTAACATCTAGGATTTCCCCAGTGCTTTCATCAACATCGTTTGGTTGACTTTGATCTTTACCATCCCAATAAACATGGGAAAAATCTAAAACATGTTTTTCGCCGCAATCATGACAAGCAATCGGCAATACCCTTGCGTCCGACGCTTCAACACGAGACTCAGTTTTTGATAAGCCTTTAACAGCAGGCGTGCCGCCAACGATAATAAGTGAACCCATATAACGTTTAAGGCGCTCTTCAAGGTTGCTTATTGAGTCACCTTGACCTTTAACGTCATCGCTAGTGTCGTCAGGCTCCTCAACAACACCCAGCCCAACGCTCGCCGATGACTTAACGTTGCCAGGAGAATTGGATCCAACCAACTTAAGCCAGCCGTTATTAAAAGATTTGAAATCCCAACGATTACCCGCTTTGCGCGAAGCACTAAAATCAATTAAACCATTAAGCCATTCTTGATTAGCTTGCCCTGCTTCAACCAGCTTTTCATCATGAAAAGACTTACCATCTTTTTCTTTTGCAAACAACGTCATTATTGGCAGCTGTCTGCCAACCGATGCATCTTTAATTCTTTTTAAAATGTAGCCTATTAAAAAATAGGTCCATCCAATTTGAGACGCTTTCATTAAGTCAATTTCACGGACATCAGGATCGTCCATTGCTGCAGCAACACCTAAAAAATAAGGCGCATGATAAAATTGATATGTACCGCTTATATCACCACTAATTGTTGGCAACTTATAATGTTCTTCTAGTGCCTCAGCCGTTGCTTGTACTTTCGGGCGGCGGAATATCGTCGATACCCTCAACAAGACCTGCGCCAAGTTTTTCTGCATGGCATCTAATTCGTTCTGTTGTAGGGGTAACAATGTTTTCTACCATCTCGTTATCAATCTTAATGTTGTACCTGTTTTGAATTTCAGATATTAATTTATGTGTACCTTGCGTGTAATCAGTATTCGCTTGACGCGCCCACAATGAAATAACGCTCGCCGCTTCTTCTGTTGTAATCAAAACACCAAGATCACGATAATACTCAATTCGCATCTTTGCAGTTTTAATTTGCGACTCTTCTGTTTTTGCAGTAGTTAAGTTTTTCTGATCGTCACCACCACGACCTGCCGCCTGTTCTCGCAAGTGGCGAATGTATTTAATTGTGATTTCTTTAATTGAAAGCTTAGTGTGGTCAACAACTTTTATTTTTTTTAATACATCACGCAAATTGCGAACGGACATATCTAGCGCGCTTGCTATTGTGTCTTGTGTTGCCATTGCTGCCTTTTTTAGTTTTGCAAAAATATTAAATCTGTTTTGACTTTTACAGCGAAAATCACAAAGAACAAAACTCCACCCCGTCTAAAACCTAAGCCCAGCCTAGAGAAGAGGAACCCCCTATAGCATCACAAATCTGCAAAAAAACCGCGAGTATTTGCCTCGTAGTGTAAAAAATGCGGCTGTAGTACCTTTTAACCTAGTATTGCCGTAGAAGTGTGGCGCTAATTGAGGCATGATACTCTTCGTTGCTCGTTTCTATGTTTACCCCTACATTCAGGAGAGCAGTACGTTTGATGCTTCATATTTCTAATGAATGAGGTGCCGCACCTAACACAGTATTCAATGCTTTTAATTTTCCGCTTATCTTTATTTTTCTTATCGTAACGACAAGCATCAGAACAATGCTTTTGCCGGCTATCTCTATGTGAATAATCTTTACCGCAATTAATACAATTAGAGAACTTTACTTGGCATGTGTGGGGATAGCATAAATACATCTTCCCTCTTTTATTGCATAACCCCTGCTCTCTGTATAGCTTTAACCTTTCTCCAGGAGGGTTGTCACTATTCATTACGTTGACTGAGCGAGAGCATAGCCTTAAGTTGCTGCGCCTGTTATCTAACGAATCTCTGTTTATATGATCTATATCATGAACTCCATCGTAAGGTATACCAAGAACTACTCGATGCATTCGGATGTCTTTCGTTACACCATCCGTCATCTTTGTCCTTACGGCATACACATTTGTTTTGCTTCCGTTCGGTTTAGCTTTCCATTTATACTGGTTTAGTTCCTCAAACAAAGCATCATCAACAATGGTTACAGTATAGGCGCCAACAGCGTGCTTACCTCTGAGATTTATAATTGCCATATTTTAACCAGGGCGATGTTCTTCATTGTCGTCATCTGGCAGATGTTCTGTTCGCGCTTGATCAATAGCTAAGTCATGTGACTTCTTTCGCCAATACCAGTTGATATAAGTATTAGTGGCAAAGGTTAATATTGCTAATGCAATACCAACTAATGCTGCAAGTTCTTGAGCAGTTAAAACCCCGAAGAATGTCAGACTGCTGCTTGCTGCATACGTGACCTTTGTTCCTATGGCTCCGGCTGCTTCAAGTTTTGTATGGACGTCTGCCATATTGTCTACTTTCCTTCAGGCAATAAAAAAGCCCCGCTGAATCAGCGAGGCTTTGTGTTTGTGTGTCAGTAGTGTGACGTTAAGGGATTTATACTCCTTGGCGCGTACGCTGTCAACACTTTAATTCAACTAATTTTTCCCGCAACAAATCTTTCTCCGTTGGTAACCCTTATCTGATAAGTTTTTTTAGACATGTTCATTTCTTTAGCTGCATCAACATCAATGTAATTGTCCTCATACTTGTATTTGAGCGCCATAAAATCTACTGCATCAAATATCGCTAAGAATTTCATAGCATCATCAACCTTCTTTACCAGGTTAGAAGGTGTGCTTACAACCGGCGCATATTTTTGATGCCTGTCAATCCCGCCCGATAAAACGCACGACTGATTTGGGTAGCCTCGACAACTACCGCCGGCAACAGGCGCATTCATATATTGCCCCCATAATTTCAATGCGTTCCTTGTTTCCTGAATATTGCTAACTATAGTATCTAACATTACACATCCCCATCCAGTGCGCCAAAGTTATCAAACCGACAATACTTACCACGAAAAATCAACCGCGCTGTCCCCAGTTCCCCGTTTCGTTGTTTAGCTATAATTATTTCAGCCGTCCCCTTATCCGTACTATTTTCGTTATAAACCTCATCCCGGTAAATAAACAAAATCAAATCAGCGTCTTGTTCAATAGAGCCTGACTGTCTTAAATCTGACATCATAGGCCGTTTGTTTGACCTTTTTTCCAGCTCTCGATTTAACTGAGACAAAGCAACAACCGGCACCTTTAATTCCTTAGCCAAACTCTTCAAACCCTTTGAGATTAACTCAATCGAATGCGTTTGATTTTCACCGTCGCCTTTCATCAACTGTAAATAATCAATCACAATCAAATCAACACCGTGTTTTTTAACTGCCCGACGTGCTCTTGAACGAACTTGCCCAACTGTTAGTGAAGGTGAATCATCAATTAAAAGTTTTATATTGTTTAACTTACCAACAGCGGTGGTTAATCTTGGCCAATCCTCATCCTCTAAATCACCTTTGCGAATTTTAGATAAATTCAAACGTCCTATTGCCGCTATCTCTCGATTAACAATTTGATCAGCAGGCATCTCCATTGAAAAAACCAAGCTTGATTTACCTTCAATAGCAACATGTCTCGCAATGTTTGTTGTAAAAGCTGTCTTACCCATGGAAGGGCGACCAGCAACAATAATTAAGTCGCTCTCACAAAAACCTAACGTCATTTCATCTAAGTCACAAAACCCCGTAGAAAGCCCGACTGTTTCACCACCATTCTGAAATCGTTCATCAATACCATCAACAACACCGGGTAAAATCTCTGATATCGTAAGAACATCTGATTGGTTGTCATCGTCCAGACTTAAAACTTCAAACTGAGCATTATCAATAATCGTTTCTGCTTTTTCATTAGAGTGCGCTTGTTGAACAAGATTGGTGCCGAGCCTTGCCAAGCGCCTTAACGCAGACTTATTTTTAACAATTTTCGCATATGCATGAACATTAGCGGTTGTTGGTGTGTTCTTGGCTATACTCCCCAAATAAGATAAACCACCAACAAGATTAAGATTTTCTTCTCCCATAAATTCGCTAAGCGTAACCACATCAAAAGGAATTTCATTTCTCGACATCTCTGTCATAGTTTCATAAATTAATCGATTCCATGTTTGAGAGAAGTCAAAAACATTAATATCAACTTCATCAAACAACTGATCGTCAATTAACAGCGAACCTAAAACACTCTGCTCAGCTTCAAGACTGTGAATAGCCGACATATCAGCATTTTGATGACTTAACGAATAATAATCCTGCATATCAGTGGATTGCATTTTTCACCCGCTCAACATACTGAGTAGCAGATTCTTTACCGTGTGGGTTTATCCCCAACTCAACACCTATTCGTCGATAAGCAGTATATTCATCTTCATCATAAATATTATTATTAAGCTGTTTTTTTGTACTACCGCCCTTTCTTTTTTCTTTCTTTTCTTTTGTAGGGGTTGTTTTAACCCCTGTTAGTGGGGTTGTTTTAACCCCAGTACTGGGGTTGTTTTGACCCCTGCTATCAGGGGTTGTTTTAACCCCTGTCAACCACATTTTGTATCGTTTATTAATGCCGATGGATTTCACATGCTTGCCATGAGCAAGACGACCTTTTCCTTTTTTAATTAAAATATTTTTTAACAAAAGAGATTTAATCGTCTTCTTTATATTCGATCGATCAATTCCTGTCATCGATTCAATTTGAACTGCTGATACAGAATCGTACGACTTACTAAAGCCATATGTCTTTCTTATCACCACCAACAGAATTTTAATTTCAACCTTTGTTAAAGGATGAGCTAAAACAGCCTCCAACAACTCGTTAGCGATGCGCGTATAGCCGTTCTCAAGCCTTGCTTCACTCACTGATGTTTTAGCTCCGTAAAATCGATTTTAATAAAAGGCATGGGCTCTTCTTCGGCTACACCAGCGTATTCATAATGATGTGTCACCCTCCCCTGGTAATCAGATTCACGTTTTAATATATAACCGCAATCATTAAGCGCTTTGATAATTTCGGGCTCTAATGCGCCCTCAGTCAGTACAGCGATGTATTTTTGTTTGCTCATCGTTTTTTCCACGGTTAAAATTTAAACGCCACCTTGCACGCCCAGTATATTCTATTGTTATGTGTTTATTCCGCCAAACGGATCTGGCATATAAACTCTATAACCCGCATTTAAAAGTAAATCTTTTGCTGCCTCTAACTTCTGTGCAGAGGGCTTGCGACCTCTGCCGCCTTTATATGTTTCAGGATCACGAGGAAGTGAAATGCCATTCCTGTGGCAAATTTTATGCAAGTTCGGCACGGTTGTTCCTATGGTCGATGCAATCTCTTTAGTTGAGTCATTGCCAGCCATTTCACGTATCGTCGATAACTTGTTGTCCCACTTTCCCATCTTAAAATCCTCAGTTAAAACACATAACACGCCGTCCAAAATGGAAAGCGCGAAAGGCGCGCTTCCCTTTAACTAATCGTTATATTTTAAGTTTCTTAATTAAGCCGGGCATACATTTACGGAATGCCTTACTTAAATCCTTTCTAGCTCTTTCTATGCGAACAAATGTCAACCCTAACGAGTTGTTAAGCTCACGCCTAATCTGGTCATCGGTTATGTCATCACCTAGCCCGTAGTAATCCCTCACTCCGTTAACCTCTAATTTTGTCATAAATCACCTATCTAAAATAATATGCTGTCTTTGTATTCGAGGCTTACTTTTCTTTCCATAAACTTCTCTAAAAGAGTAAGGTTTATCACCCATAATAAATTTATATGCGCTATTCATTGAACTATATGTATTTATCACCGCTTTAACTAAACTGATATGTTTAAACGGATTAACTAATACAGAGCTGTTTCTTATAGCACTCAGTTGACCTATACCTGCAGCACAAGATGCGGCCATACATGCTTTCGCAATATGTGACTTTTTCCTGTATGCAGTAGCAAACTTGTATGGGCTAGGGACAGCCGTCAATCTATGATTGATGATCTCTAGCTTTCTTTTTTTCACGCTTGACATATTAATTCCCTTTACTTCAAAACAAACCCACCACGCTCACGTTTACATGCTGGGAAGCGCTTGTTAACCGGGCAGCGATGTCGGTCAATAATAAAAGTGTATCGCTCACAGGCAATGCAGCCTTTTGCTTTTAACTCTATGCCTGCAACCGTTTCAAACGTTGGGTCTTTATATGCTTGATGCGCCATTAACCAACCACACAACACTCATGTTCGTCTTTTCCTTTTTCGCAAACAAAAGGCTGGCTAAACTGATGCTGTAAACCGTTCTCGCTGAACATATCTTCAAGCTGCATACACTGGTTAAGCTCATCTGCAACAGAGTCATTTTGAATGACAATAACCTCATCAATATATTTTCCGGAAAGGTAGACAAATAAACAGCCCAACATAAAAACTATCAAAACAAAAATTAAACCGCTAAATAACACTTCGTGCCAACTCATGATTCACTCTCCTTTTTTTAGTTCTTTACATAACCTTTTAATAATTACACCAAGCACTTCATCAATATCGTTACCCGTTTCGTGCGCGGGCACCAGGACAGAAGCGCTCATTCCTGATGCATCTGGTTTATAATAAATACCCGCAACAACATGACCTTGATCATAAACATCAATCGTGGTGTGATAACCCAGCTTCTGTATTGACTCTATTTTTTGTTGGATTCCCAAACTCGCACTATCCTTTGTTTTAAATCTTCAATAAATGCATCCGCCTGTTTTTTATAAATGCCCTTTGGCCCTAATCTTTGCTCATGCATTCTTCTTAAAAAATCGTTACGCTGCTCTCGCGTTTCAAAGCGACTTAAAATTTCAGCCGCTAAACAATCTAATAAATAATCCCGTTGGTCGCGCAATATCTTGTGTATTACATCAATCTTATAAACGGGCATTTACAATGATGCTTAAATCATTTTTAATTTTTAAAAGATCGCTCGACAAACTACCCCCGGTAATTTCTGCCAGCTTGTCTATCGTCTCAAATTTAGAGGACAGCCCTTTTTTTACAGTTTTTTGTATATGCTTTAGCGTTACTCTTTCGGTATTTTTTCTTGCATCTTCATTTCGTTGTTTTATTTGTTCTCTTTTATTATGAAACCTTGAGTGATAAAACTTTCTGTCATTAAGAAATATTTTATTCCGTCGTCTCAAATTTCTTAGCAAGCACTCGATACCCTCGTGAGAAACGTTTCCATTAAAAGACTTATGAACATCTTCGACCAAAAGACCATCAACATGCTTATACAGCAAAACCAAAACATGCCCTTGCGGCGTTAAAGAATTAATACTCACTGAGCCTTAGCCTTTTCTATATGAGTAACGTTGCTTTCTGGTTCGCACATATCTTCATAAACACCAACCAACTCAAGACCTTTTTGAAAGTCCTCAACAAGTTCTTTCTTAACCTCATTAATTTCATGATGCTGAATAACGCCGTCTGCAATCATGTCTTTCATTTTTTGAACTGTTTCTGCGATTTCTGCCTGCCATTCCGCCCAGGCTTTTAACACATCCATATCACTTGAGAACGCTGCAAAGTCAGGTAATGGTGTCATCGCAAAACCGCACTCACGATTCATTGTCGACAACATACTGAAATCCTTAGTTGCCAACATAACTGCACGAGCTTCTTTTATGTTAAAGATTGCAAACTCTTCTGTACGGTTAGCTTTGTTTTGAACGGTTGAAGAACGCATACCCGTAATAGCAGAAACACCCACAGCGCCCTTCTTGCCCGTGGTTTCATCTTTAAAATTATGAACCGTTTCATAAGCCGCTTGATCAAGTGGGTCAATATCGTGATTATCCATGGTGGTTTCCCCTTCTTATCACCGAGCAAATATTTTTTGCCGGTGTATTATTTAAAAAAAGGCGACCCCGAAGTGCTACACTTTGAAATGTCACTAACAAAACATAAAACAACGAGATCACCATGAGCGATAAAATGGCACCAAACACCAACAAGACAAATGCAGACCGCGTTGTCGATTTAGCCCACGACAACAGCCACTTATATTTTTTGATTGGCGCGTTAACCGATGCATACAGCGACTTAAATGAAATCGCTAAACGCGAATTCATGAAAAGCTTAGAAAGGAAATTAGAAGCAGCCGACCCGGACTGTGCTGAAACGTTATCAACACTAATAGAAGCAATGGAGCGCGACTGATTCATGCCGCGCCCTGCTCCACAGACGGGTAAAAATGGTCAAGCATTTCAAACCTGCTTACTTCCCCTCTTGTGGCCGCAATTAATTTATTTAATTTTTCACGACGAGGCACATTCTTACCATTCAAATACTTGCGCTCGACCGTTAAAACAGTCGTATCAGCCTTGTCGGCAAACGCTTCGCGGTCTTTTTCGTCTAAATTTTTGTAGTATTCAATAAAATTCATAATTAAACCATTTTGGTTGATGCTCACAACCATAAACCAATTTGGTTTAGCTATCAACCCCTAATTCAAATAAAAATGCAGCTATGGACATAAAACAGATAAGACAGCGGAATTTAATAGCCATCCTCGATGAGAAATTTGACGGCAAGCCAGCCGAGTTGTCTCGCGCGCTGGGGCAAACCACTTCATCGCAAATAAGCCGCTACCTATCCACCAAACCAGACACTTATCGCCCTATTGGTGACAACATGGCAAGGCAAATAGAAACTGCCGCAAACAAGCCCTCAGGCTGGTTAGACAGGTTGCACGACTCAGTGGCCGAAGACGGTGCCAGCTATGCTGTTGAGAGCCCCGAAGACCTTGCGGAAGAAAAAGCCATATCTTTTGCCGATAAATTTGAACGCCTACTTGAAATCCAGCTTTCATCGGCGGATAAGCGCGAATTATTTAAGCGCGTGAAAGAACGGTACTTGAGAGAGATAACCGAAGGTCGGAAAATACCAAAATCAGAAGAAGAAATGAAAGCCGAAGTTATCGACTTCATTGAAATTTCAAAAAAAATGCGGGACTAATCGTTCCTGATTATTTGCGTCCTCCTCTCTGTTTTTCTCAAAACACCACTAAAATCCCTCTTTATATATTGACCCCGTAATATTTTATTTTGCCAAAATAAACCAATTTGGTTTGACATTAAGAAACCTTTATGGTTTATTAGTCGCACACAAAATAAAAAAGGGGCGCAATCATGAGCAACATCATCACGCTACACCCAGATGTCAAAGTTAAAGACGTATTCGACATGATGCATGTTTACAAAACTATAACGAACATCACGGGCAAAAATGGACGCCCTTGCCTCGTTACACGCTCCGACCAGGGCAATACCGGTTTTGTTAAAGTCCCCGCTCGAAAAGGCCAGCTTCGCGGCCTACCGAGCAACCCGGTTAAATAACAATGAATACCTGCGCAACATACTCAGTACAAGAAGCCGGCAAGCTTATCGGTATGGGCTCAAAAAAACTGTTTGCGTTGTTGCGCGAGAAGAAAATATTAGACCAACAAAACGTGCCTTATCAACGCTATATCAATCAAGGCTACTTCAAAGTAGACACAAACGACTGGAACCACCCAACCGTCGGCACAAAACTATACGCCAGAACTATAGTAACGGTCGCTGGCGTTAAATGGTTAAAAGAAAAAGTGGTTGAAACAACCAATCCAACAACACCACCACAACGCAACATCGAGCAACACTATAAAGATGCACTTCATCATTTGAATTGTTTAATCGCTTACATAGAAAAAGGTGAAACCGAAAACCACCCCCACACCCTTAAACACACGAAACAGTTTTTAGAAAAAGAAAATGCATTGATGGGTAATAATCAATGAACTGGATAGAGGAATTATTATGAGCTTATCTTGTAGCTGTGATTTTGAACCGCAGGAATGCGCGTGGTATTGGTCTGGAGTAAGTGAGTTTAAATTAATGGGTGTAAGTGCTCGACGTAAAAAATGTTGTAGCTGCGGCGATGTAATAAACAGTAATCATGAGGTTATTGAGTTTTACAGGTATCGGTCAACACTAAACGATATTGAAGAAAGGATATATGGCGACGAAAAGCAGCTGGCAAGTCATTTTATGTGTGAAGAATGCGGTGGTCTATATCTCGCTTTAGATGAGCTTGGTTATGGTTGTCTTGATATTTCAAAACCAATGAAAGATTACGTCATTGAATACAACGAGATGCGCCGATGAAGAAAACAAAACCCTTTGATTGGAAACGTCCACCGCAATTAAGATTATCGCTTGACGATGAAATTATTATTGATAACTTTGCAGGTGGTGGCGGTGCAAGCATAGGCATTGAACAAGCCCTTGGACGCTCTGTTGATGTTGCCATCAACCACGATCCAGAAGCCATTGCCATGCATGAAGCAAACCACCCGCAAACAAAGCATTACGTGTCCGATGTTTTTGAAGTTGATCCCGTTGAAGTTTGCAAAGGCAAGCCTGTCGGCCTTGCGTGGTTTAGCCCGGACTGCAAACATTTCTCCAAAGCAAAAGGCGGTAAACCTGTTAGCCGTAAAGTACGCGGCCTTGCAAACGTAGCAATCAAATGGGCGAAGTTAGTAAAACCCAGAATAATAATTTTAGAAAACGTTGAAGAGTTTCAAGACTGGGGTCCGCTACTTGATAACGATAAACCCTGCCCTGTTCGTAAAGGTTTAACCTTCCGGCGTTTCGTGCGCGACCTTGAAAAACTAGGCTACCAGGTAGAATGGCAAGAGCTACGCGCCTGTGATTATGGCGCACCAACAATCCGTAAACGATTATTTCTAATTGCCCGAAGTGATGGACAGCCAATAACATGGCCAACAGCCACTCACGGAAAAGAAAAAGGATTAAAACCCTATAATACAGCTGCAGATTGCATTGATTGGTCGAATACTTGTCCTTCAATATTCCTAAATAAAGACGAAGCCAAAGAATTTAATGTGCGCAGACCGTTAGCAGAAAAAACATTAACAAGAATAGCAAAAGGCATGCGGCGCTATGTTATCAACACAGACAAACCTTTTATTGTTCCCGCATTCATTACCGAACATGCAAACGGTTCATCACAACGCAATATGCCTGCAGATGAACCGCTAAGAACAATTTGCGCACAAGTAAAAGGCGGCCACTTTGCGTTAGTCTCGGCTTTTCTTGCAAAACATTACGGTGGCGTTGTCGGTCACGGGGTTAAGCAACCTATAGGCACCATCACATCAGTGGATCATCACTCGCTGGTTAGCAGCCACCTCTTGCAACTAAGAAACAATCAATACGGGCAAGATGTAAATCAACCTATCCCAACATTAACAGCCGGCGGCACTCATATCGGTGAAGTGCGCGCCTTCTTGGTTAAGTATTACGGAACCGATCAAGATCCGAAATTACATGAGCCAATGCACACCATTACCTCTCGCGATCGCTTTGGCTTGGTTACGGTTGAAGGCCAAGATTACCAAATAGCAGATATAGGCATGCGTATGCTGGCACCGCGCGAACTCTATCGCGCGCAAGGCTTTCCAGACGAATACATTATTAACCCAACTTACAACGGAAAAACCTTAACCAAAACAGCACAGGTGCGAATGTGCGGTAATAGCGTAAGCCCTGTTATAGCAGCAGCAATCGTTAAAGCTAATGTTTTAAATAAAGAAGCTAACAAAAAAATAATCTAAACAGAGGAGAAACCAATGGATACCGATGTAACACAATATTTTGAAGACCTTGACGCTGGCACATTCCAGCAAAAAATAGGTAAAGCATTATCTGATGTATCTGGTGCAGTAGTTGATCACCATGCTCCAGGTAAAGTGCAAATCACGTTCACCATTAAGCAGCTGGGTAACAGCAATCAAGTAATGATTGATCATGATCTTGCCTTTTCTGGCCCCACAAAAAACGGCGAGTTTGCAGAAAAGAATCGCACCAAAACCCCCATGCACGTTAACGAAGGCGGTGAATTAACGCTGTTCCCAAAAAACCAACATCAAATGTTTGACAGCAAAGGTGCCGTCGAAAGTTAAATTATAATTATTTTAAGGAGTGATTTATGTCTTTATCTAAAGATGCAATTGAGCATGTCGAACAAAATGCCATCGCAGTAGCAGCACAACAAAGCGATGCGATGCCCGACTTTCCATTTAGACTTTTACCTTCAGGAATGAATATAGCAAGCCTTGAACCTTTTATGGTTGAGAGAAATCAGTTTAGAGCAGCAATGAAAACACGCTCTATTGAAGACTTCGTTAAGTATTTTGAAGAACATCAAGGTGAAAACTGTTTCATAAATGCAGAGCAAATGACTGCAAAAACAATTTTTGACTTAGGTGATTCAGCGGCTCCGTTACATTGTCATCACAAGGCTTACCTTAGTCTTCAAAAAACAGCTGCATTCAAAGAGCTAGAGCGTGTTAACGGCAACCTCATGTATCAACGTGACATGGCCGACCGGATTGAAGAATGGCATGATCTAATTATCCCTCAAGCTGATACCGAAGGCAAAGAAACGATCGCTTTATCAAAGGCGGTCGCTTCTATTCGCAGAATGACTGTTGAAGAAATCAAAAAAACAGATCATGAAGCGCGTAGCTCTGGCCAACGAAAAACATCCATGGAAGATATTGAAGCTAAAAGTGATGAAAGTTTACCAGGTTACTTCTCTTTCACTTGTACACCATACGAAGGATTAAAAGAACAAATATTTGCCCTTCGTCTGAGCGTATTAACTTCACATGACGCACCCGCATTTAAATTACGAGTTCAGCGTTTTGAAAGTATCGAAGAAAACCTTGCCACTGAGTTCCGTGACTTACTGGTGAAAAAGTTACCAGAAAACGCCAAAACATTTATTGGTGAATTAAACACATAACCAAAGAAAAGCCTTGAGCCGAGGCGGAGCAGCTAGGTTGCTAACCTAGGGAGAGTGCCGATTTGCATCAGACTCCATCCAATAGTACGAGATAGCGTAGCAGTGATGTAGTTTATTGGAAGGCCAGCTATTTAGGAGAAGCAACCAATGAGAAATAAGCAACAGTTTGTAATTTGTGGAGTAAAAGAAAACGACACTGGTTGGGATTTAAAACTAGGCCCAGATAAAAATGATCCGTGGGTGTCAGTACCAGAGATTGAGTTCCCAGTAACTCCCGAAATTGGTGATATTGCAATGGTGTTACTACCCGAAGTAATTGGTATTACTACACCCGTATAACGAGTTTCATAGAAGATTAGATTATTGTTAGAGGTACAATTTATGGCACGAAACATGAGTTTTGCAATGACTACCGAACAGTTTAGAAACAAAACTAAAACGGTTACACGTCGGTTTGGCTGGCTCTTTTTAAAAGCAGGTGATGAAGTTCGCGGAGTGGAAAAAGCAATGGGTTTGAAGAAAGGCGAGAAAATAAAACAGCTAGGAATGGTGCGAATAATTTCAACCCGACAAGAGCCATTAAATGCAATCACGCAGGACGATGTTATTAAAGAAGGTTTCCCAGACTGGACGCCCGCGCAGTTTATACAAATGTTAATTGATCATTATAAGGTTGATCCGACCAAAGAAGTTAACAGGATTGAATTTGAATATATTTAGGATGTTGACTTGTTATATTTTTATTGGAGATTGAAATGGGAAAACACAACATCAACAAGCTTTCAATCATTTTT